TCATCATGAATATAGATCGGCTTATCGCCGTCTACTTCCGCATAAACTTTACCGTCGATCGTTACTGTTTTAAGTTTCATTGGTCATCCAACCTATATACACAAGTGGGCATCCGCCCGGATTCACCGTCCGCATCCGCTTCCGGCAGACATTAAAAAAGCGCCCCTAAGGACGCTTTATTTCGATTAAAAACTTAGAAGTTTGTGGCAAATAAACGATAGCCTTCGAGTTCCCAAAGTTTATTTTCGGCTGACTTTTCTGCGTTGCTTCGAGCTATACGCTCACCCATTTCAGCATCAAAGTTTTCTGCATTCACACATGCGCTAAAACCCGTTGCTAGAAAAAATTTTCCATCTAAAAATGCATGTACAAAAGTAGATGTTGTACCTCCAGGGCGCTGCTCCACTGTATATGTAACGCGGTCCATCATCGCATCAATTTGCGCTTTAGTTACTCGGGGTGCCACAGACTTTTCCGCTAACTCTTGCTCTGTTACTTCTTTGGTCATTTCTTTCTCACAAAAAAAGCACCTTAGTGTGCTGGTTAAAATTAAAATATGCTCAAGACGCCTGAAACTTAGAGTCCATTAATAAGTTCAACAAGCTTAGAGTTTGCAGCATTCGACACATCAGTATTTAACTTCGTAACCTTCAAAAGTGAGGTCAATGCTTCAATTGAATGCAGATTTGCATGACGAACATCATAAGTATTAACCCCTGCGCCCGTAACAGTTACATGGGATTCCAGACTTTTAATTTTTGGTGCTTCAACCGCTTTAAGTGATGGGTCATCTAAATTCTGGCCAACCTCAACTGCCTCACCTTCGATTACTTGTGGTTCAGAAGGTGGTTCAATAATTTCAAATCCGAGCTTTTTTAAATTTTCAATGGCAGATGTAAGTGCAAACGGATTGTAATCACCAACAGGTGAACCTTCAGGAATCAAATACTCGCCGTTTACTTGCACTCCAGAGTGAAGTTTTAGGATGCATATAATGCGTTTAGGTAGTGCATCTGGTGATGCTTGGTCCACATTGAAATATTCAACATTTTGAACTAGCTCTTGAAGTGTTTGCGGTTGCTTTGTCATGATGACCTCATATAAAAAAAGCACCCGAAGGTGCTATGGTTTGAATTAGGTTTAATGCGGAATCTGTGCTGTGGGCTGTTTGAAGTTGTATCCTAAAATAGCCATATATCTTGGAATCAACTTCCTTACAAAAGGCACAACAATAAGATTTGTACTTAGGATGTATTGTGCTTGAGTCATAGTTATTTGCTTCATAACTTCGACCTCTTTTCAAGTTTTCTAAGCCATCTACGCAATCTGTATTTTGCTCGAGTAGATAGTTGAATTTTCCCCTCACCACTTAAAGTAAAATTCATATTCCCAACCTCTTGAACAATTGTTCGTCCAACATGCGAAGTTGGTCGAGTGTATAAAGACGTCCATCCGGATCGAAGAACTTTTCAAAATCAAATTTTCCCTCTTTGAAGAGTTTGTAACGCTTTGGTCCCAACCATTCTTTTTGAAAGAAGTCATCTGTCTTTTTGAAGAACTCTTTAAATGTTATGTTTGCATCCATTTGCCCAATCAACTGATCACGCTCTTCTTTGGGGATGTCTTTCACTCTTCTCTCATCCATCACAAAAGGACGCTGACCAGCTAAAGAACCGTCTTTCTCAACTGGTACCAGAATGCTTCGACAATTTGGATGTAATGGAGGAACGCGCTTTGCTGGGTCATTTATTTCCCAAAAGCTTCCATCAAGGGATGCACAAAGTTTTGAAGTTCTTCCATCAAGAACACTCACAAATCGCACATATTTGAAGCCAATTTGATCAAAACTTTTTAAATATGCCTGGTTAGCTACATGGCTCCGAACCGTTCTTACAGTGCGCTCAATGTCTGATTTTGTGCTGTTGAGTAATCCGTCTTCATAATTTAGCTTCTTGGTACCACGGATACGCTGAATAATCTCACTATTAGTTTTGCCAGTGTTAATACCATCTCTGATTGCATATTCAACTTTTTGACGGGCAGCTTCAGTAATTCTTGATAAAAGATCATCAACTAGGGCACCACCAGCCAATGGTACCTTTTTAGCAGCAGAATAGAACTTGTCACCGCTAAGAGTTTTATTTTTCGCTCCGTATAGCTTGGCTATGTAATTAGCTTCATAAACCGCTAAAGCGGTAGCAGAGACGGTGAAAGCTTCAGGTAAGCTTGTATTTACACTAGCAAACCATTGGTCAATCAAATCTTTAATCTCTCTGAGGTTTGACGTTGTATACTTCCCACCAGCTAAAGCAATTTTCTCTGAATCATTAAGTTCCTCTAATAGATCACGCAGCTTTGAAAGCATTGCTTTTGTATCATCATTAAATAAACCTAATAATTCATTAACTGTTTTTGATGAAGCGCGAAAAAGATATGCTTGGTGTTGAGTTAGTGCCTCTAAGAGTTCTTTGATAGTTGCCGCCATATCAATTCACTCCTTGATTCAAAGTCCCATCCTGTTCAGCTTCAACATTTAGGATTTCTTCTTCATATTTTTGTTTAGGAAACATTCCTGTTTGGTTGTATTCCCACCAAGATTTGAATGAAGATCTACCTTGTAAAGCTGCTTCAAACAATTGACGAGCCAACTCAGCTAAATAACCTTGCTTGTTAAATTCCTGACTAATTTCGAACATCAGTTCATCTTTAGTCAGAACATCAACATTAGGTACTACAAATTTAGCAGCCCAACGTAAAGCCATAGACAAAGCTTCATTCATATTCACAACACAAAGTGAAAGAACGGAATGCTGCACGGCATCATCACTGTTAGATTCAGTAGCAGTCTTTTTAGCTGCGGAACCTTTTTCAATAAGTCGAGCACCAAGCTCCTTCATTTGCTCCCACTTATCCTTCATAGCTTCCCGTGCTAATGTGTTTGGATCTGCTTGTACAATCCCCAAATCACCGTTTTCAGGTAAAGGTAATAGAACTTTCGCACCGATATAAATGCCACGCTTTTTAGCCTCGTCATACCAAGCCCAATTAACTCCCTTAGCATAAAACTGTGGTTGGCCCATATAAAAAACGGACTCTTGAAAGTCCGCACTATCTCTATAATGAGCTAAATTAAGATTAGCCAATGGGAGCAATGGAGGCTTTTTAATCTCTTCAGAGTTATCAATAGCCCCCACAAAAGTGAATGGAATATAAGACCAGAAATCCCCGTTATTATCAGTGGGATACTTCTTATCTTCGCCCTTCCATGTACCCTTGTCGCCTTTTGTGTAAACTTGAACTGTATAGATGAAGTTTCCTTCATTATCAGGCTCTAAACGAAGTACTCTGTATTGCTCTACCTCAGATTTGCTAAAGCCATCAGCGCCTCGTTCTGAAGTAAATTCACGGATGACCACCAAGCAAAGCTTTTTCTGGTTATCAATCATCATTGAATCCCAATTGATCACATCAATGGCATTCAATAAGTGAATCATCGGGTAGGCTTTTTGCTGTTTAAACTCCGCAAGATTTCGAGCCGGTGTAACTGCAGGATAGTCAACATATAAAGCACAACGATAATGCTTTAATAAATGTCGGATCCCGTTCTGTGCCAATTGATAAGCACTTAATCCCGCGCCGTTAGCATTGCGTTCTAAGTGAGCTAGTTCTGGAGGAAATTTAAAACTTGGATCGGTTGCAAAAGCTGCACCAACTAAACTATTAGATGTAGTCCCCGTTACTTCATAAAAGACTGCCCGAGTACGATAAGCCTCATAAGCACTTTTATTTGCAGGTGATTGATCATGAGCATTGGGTTTCGGAAGATACTTTTCTCCTTTAGCCTTTACAGCATCCTCGCCTTCACACACATCATCTAGCTTCTGCCAATATGGCAAGTTTTTAACATATTCAGGATGTTTAAAAGTTACGTCACTCATCGAGCAAATCCCATATCAGCAAAGAAGGCCTCAAAACCTCCATTCAATTCATTAAATGCATCTGAACCAGCATCAACTTGGTCGTCATGCGTTCCATTTGGAAAATTGCGAAGCTCTTCAATAAAGTCTTTATTCCAATCACCTCTAAGCATTCTCACGTTACCCACGTTAACTTGCGCCGCAAAAGGTTGTGCACGTGTGAGTTTGTCTCCCGAAACTGGTTTGGCTTTGACGTCATATCCTGCAAGAAGTTTTACGAATGCACTAGCTTGTGATTTACCAGCTTGACCAGGATCTTGAGGAATCCTTACCGTTACGCCCATCCCATCTAACTCTGTGACTTGTTTTAAGCGCTTATTAACATTGTCTGGACCAAGCTGTCCTCTTGTAACATCGACAATGTAAGTAAAACCATCTGCGCCAAGAGCTTCTCTAACACCTGCTGTAAAGTCGCCTTCATTCTCAGTAGCACCAAAGTCCCAAGCCCTTACTTGCTTCACTACATCAGCAGGTAAAGCATCCACAATTTCAATATTGTCAGGCTTAAAAAAACCACCTGCTGGCGGTGATGGCATTTGACGATATTGCCCGGCAAAAACATACGGCGCAGCTTGCTCCATTTGCTTCAACTTTTGAATATTGTGTTTTGCTGGCCACAATGCAGATCCGTCTTCTTGAATAGCCGAAAGACATAGATGCTCCCACACTTCACCGTTACCACCAGCTACAGGAACGCCGTCTTTTCTATCACCTAGCAGCCATCCAGCCAAATCATCTTCATGAAGACGCTGCATAATGACAATAATTGGCGTTTCTGGTGAGTTAGTACGAGACTCGAGAGTATTTTGGAACCAGTCAATTACACCTTCACGGATAGTTTTTGATTTGGCTTCATCGGCCTTATGCGGGTCATCAATGATGATGCAACCACCAAAGCCTTCACGCATTTTGCCTGCACCAAAACCTGTAATGGTACCGCCAGTACCAGTCGCATAGCAGACTCCGCCTGCATCTGTGCGCCAGAAATCCTTAGCTTTACTATCCTCACGTAATTTAAGATCAGGAAAGACCTTTTTATAAGCCTTTTCTTGAACCATATTACGAGTCTGAAATGCATTATTTGCGGCAAGCATTGCCGAGTAACTGATATGAATAAACTCACAGTCAGGTTTCTTTCCAAAACACCAAGCCATAAAATTAATTACAGCAATTTCAGTTTTTGAATATCGAGGTGGTACGTTAATAATTAACCGCTTAGTCTCACCGCGATAAACTTTCATTAATGCTTCGCAGATTTCTAAGTGGTGCCAATTTTGCATCCATTTGTAGCCTCGGCGCTCCTTAAACATGTACCTTGTAAAGAAATATAAATCTTCTTGCGCCTCGATCTGGATGGCTTTATCCCGAGCCGCATCAGTACTCATCTAAGACTTCCCTCCGCGCTTTTAAGTAATCTTCCATTGGAACTGGAATTTCAGAATTAACTGTTTGAACTGGTCCGCCGTCTTTGCCTGTAATTTCTTGACGATTAGTAAATTGACCACCAATGTCTTTAGCGGCTTGCTCAAGAATTTTTAAGGCTGTTTTGACGTTTCTAGTCTTCTCAAGCTGTCTTTGGTATTGCTTCAGTCGGTAGTACTTATTAGCAATAGGAATATCAATTAAGCCTTTATCAAACTTCTCTCTGGTTAATTCAAAAAGCTCAACAAACTTCTTGCTTAAGTTTCTGCCCGAATATTTTGTTGGGTCATAGCATTCGCATTGGCTACGACTAATATCAACTCCAAACTCTTGCTTGACCTGTTCAACCAC